GCTTGCTTCAAAACCATGAACTGTGGGCTTTTTGGTGCTGGTGCCTTTTGAAAGCGTCTCACAAACCTCACAGTCAAATGGTTGGATACCAAGTGGTTGACCTGAAGCCGGGCCAGTTCGTTTTTGGGAGAAAAAAAGCAGCCCACGAATTAAGGCTCACGGAACGCAAAATAAGAACATGTCTAAAACATTTGGAAAAACTCCAAAATTTGACCATCAAAGCGACCAACAAGTATTCGATAATTACCATTGTAAATTGGATCACTTATCAAGATATCGACCAGCAAGACGACCAACAAAACGACCAGCAGGCGACCAGCAGGCGACCAGCAGGCGACCACAAACAAGAATGTAAGAATGTAAAGAATGATAAGAATACTACTACTACTACTACTACAGGGGGTGGCAGCCAAAATAATACTCCCTATCAAAAAATCATAAAAACCTGGAACGATGCTGTCGTTAAAAATAACAGCACCATACCCCAGGTCACCGCAATCAACCCAAACACAAATCGCCAGGCCCACGTCCGGGCCAGGTATAAAGATCATCAAGATATAGAAATATGGGAAAAATTGGCAGACAAAGCCACCCGCTCGGACTTCCTGAACGGTCGGACAAAAGCCCGCAGCAGGCCGTTTTCATTTGATTGGGCGGTGAAATCTGCGGATAATTTTTCTAAGATACTGGAGGGAGCGTATGACAACACTGACAGACATGGTGGAGGGCCTCAGAAAGAAGATGGGGGAAGAACCGGATCAAAATATGACAAGCTTAAAGAAACCGTCATCTACACAGATCAAAAATGAGGCAAATCAGGCACTTAAAAAAGCCGGAGTTGATAAACGGTTTTTGAGCGCTGCAATTAACGATTTTTCCAGCGCATTTCATGACGTTCAGGGCAGCATTTTCGTTTATGGGCCCAGGGGGACTGGTAAAACTCATTATCTGTGTGCCGTTATGAAAGAGTTTTTAATCCAGAAAATCGAAATCGAATATGAAGACCCGGAGGGAGATGCGTTGTTGTATGGCAAGATTAGGGCGGTCGAAAGCCCGCCGGCTATTTTTCTGCCGGTTCCTGAGTTGATGCTTCTTTTCAAGCAGTCGTATTCATCGCATGGCCATGAGACCGAAACCGAGATTTTGGACAGGCTGGCGGCCAGGGAGCTATTGGTGCTGGATGACCTGGGGGCGGAGCGAGTGTCAGACTGGTCGATCCAAATGCTGTATTTGCTGATTGATCGTCGGTATCGGCGGATGAAAAAAACGCTTATATCGTCAAACCTGTCACCCGCCGAAATTGCCGAAAAACTGGATGATCGGATCGCTTCAAGGCTTTCTGAGATGTGCGAAATGGTGCGGTTTGAGGGCGAGGACAGGCGTATGGGGCAGAGAATAACACCTAAAGGAGGATAAAATGAAAACAAGAATACAATCAGTGAAAATCATTAACAGCTCGGCAATTTTTGAGTTGGGCATGGAGGTGAACGGGTTGACTATTGATTTTATCAAAGAAGAAACAATAGAATTCCCGGATACAGTTGATTTTAAATACATCGGATACACTAAAAGTTTCGATAAAGTTTTTGAAATTATCAATGCGCCGGTTACAGTGTTATATCAAATGGTTAATTAAGGAGGAATGATGCCACACTTTTCAATCACACTTCCAGGGTCAATCCGGTCAAAGAAAAACAGTAAACAGCCGCTGCCCATTCCATGCGCAAAATCCACTCTATTCAAAAGATATCCCAGGGCCGGGATGAAACCGGTCAGGATAATCATTCAGCCCTCGAAAGCCTACCTGGAGTGGGAAAAAGCGGCACGGGCGGCTTTTCGGGAGCAATTCGGAAAGGTTGAGCCGATACCGAAAGACATTCTTATCCACGTTAAGGCCGTGGCCTATATCAAGGGCGTTGCTCCTGATCTGTCAGGTATGTGTGAGTCTGTGGGGGATTGCCTGGAGGGGTTTGCATGGATGGATGATAAGCAGATTGTATCATGGGACGGAAGCCGGGTTTATAGAGATAAGGAAAACCCGCGAACGGAAATTGAGGTTTATTTAATCGACGGATTTTCTTTTTATGCCAGGCATACGTCATCAATCGAAATTTATGAGCAGGGCGGCGGCATTAATGAGGTCGGTGTTTATAAGCGGATTTATTTTGGTGGTTTGCAATAATCGTTGACGTTTGGTATGATGGGAGTGGAGGCATAAAATGAAAATAGAAGAATGGCCATTAACGCAAATAAAACCATATAAAAACAACCCTCGTAAAAACGATGCAGCCGTAGATATTGTGGCGGCTTCTTTGCGCAGGTTTGGAAAACGGCAGCCGATCGTTGTTGACCAAAATGGTGTCATCATAATGGGCCATACACGGCTAAAAGCAGCGATAAAATAACCCGGTCGCTACTTTTTAGTAGTGGCCGGGGTTTCCCCTTCGTCTCAATTTGTGTGTAACTTAAATCATGGCTAAAAAAGGAAGACCAACAGTATATGACCCAAACCTTCATCCGCAAGTAGTGAAGTGGATGGCCAGGTCTGGGTTAACTGTTGAAGAAATAGCCTCACATCTGGGCGTTAATAAATCCACTGTGACCAGATGGCGTAATAAATATCCGGAATTTTGCACCGCCATAAAAGAAAATCGTGAAAAAGCAGATAGCGAAGTCGAAGACAGCCTTTTGCGCCGGGCGTTGGGATATGAGTATGAAGAGGTAAAGCAGGTGATGAGCGTTGACGATGATGGGAGGCCGAAAATAAAAAAAGTTGAAAAAATTAAAAAACAAGTTGCGCCCGACACCATCGCCCAGATATTTTGGCTAAAAAACAGACAGCCCGCGAAGTGGCGTGAAAAGCCGGCCCCTGCTGATAACGATTCCGATGCACAACCAGTAGCCGTAAACATACAGGTGAAAGATGCCCGGAAACACGAAGACTCCTAAAGCCACCATACCGCAAGGCACGTTTCTTAATATGCCTCAACGATTTCGGGCGTTCGTTGCTGGGTATGGGTCAGGAAAAACCTGGGTGGGGTCAATGTCTCTGTGTCGAAACGCTTGGGAGATGCCGAAATACAACCAGGGATACTTTGCACCAACGTATGCCCATATCCGAGACATCTTTTATCCCACGATTGATGAGGTCGCTTTTGATATGGGCTTGTCTGTTGATATCAAAGAAGGCAACAAAGAGGTCCATCTTTATTCCGGCCAGCAATACCGCTCCACCATCAAATGCAGGTCAATGGAGCGGCCACAAACTATAATTGGATTTAAAATCGCGCACGCAATGGCAGATGAGATTGATGTTTTACCCCTTGATAAGGCCACAACCGCATGGCGGAAAATACTTGCCAGGATGCGGTATAAAGGCGCAAAAAACAGCATCGACGTTGCAACGACGCCCGAAGGATATTTGTTTACGTACAATACATTTAAAAAAGCGCCATCCGAAAAACCAGAACTGCGGAACCGGTATGGGCTGATGCAGGCGAGCACATACGACAATGAAAAGAACCTCCCTGAGGACTATATACCGTCCCTAATTGAAGCGTACCCTAAAGAACTCATAAGCGCATACCTGAACGGCCAGTTCGTCAATATGAGATCCGGCACGGTCTATTATGCTTTTGACCGGGAAGCCCACAACTCGAATGAGCGAATAAGGGATGGTGAGCCTCTTTTTATTGGCATGGATTTTAACGTGCAGCACATGGCGGCCACAGTTTATGTGCAACGGCCAAGCGGATGGCATGCAGTCGCGGAGTTAAAAGAAATGTTCGACACCCCGGATATTATCCAAGCTATCCAGGAGCGGTGGCAGAGCAAGGGGCATGCAATAACAATTTACCCGGATTCGACCGGTGAGAACCGAAAAACTGTCAATGCTTCAACGTCTGACATTGCTCTTCTTAAGGCGGCGAAGTTTAGAGTTAAGGCGCAAAGGGCAAACCCTATGGTTAGGGATCGTGTAATGGCGACAAATAAAAGGTTTCAAGATGGCATGTTATGGGTAAATGTCAGCCATTGCCCGACCGTGGCGGAATGCCTTGAGCAACAAAGTTACGATGATAACGGCGAGCCGGACAAAAAATCAGGCAAGGATCACCAGAATGATGCGACCAGCTATCCAATCGCTTATGAATATCCGATTGTCAAGCGCACTGCCAGGGTGCAGAAAACATCATTACATTGAGGATGAGCATGAATTGTCCAAAATGTGGAACACCAATGGTAATTGATGAATGGGGCGGCTGGGTGTGGACGTGCTTCCATTGTGATGCTGTCGGCAGGGCTGCCACAAACGAAGAGATCGAAAGGCAGGAAAAAGCAAACCATAGGAGTTAAGAAATGCCAAACAAAACAGATTATAGCGATGTGGCGGAGTCTTGCGCAGAATACAAGGACATGCTGCCCGACTGGAACATGGTTGATTCGCTGTATGGCGGCACCCGCTATATGCGCGAGGCCGCAGACTTGTATCTGCCGAAATTTGAGGCTGAGTCTTCCCGTGATTATGAAGCCCGGCTGAATCAGACCGTGCTTTTCAACCAGTACGCAAAGGCCTGCGAATCGTTGACCGGCAAGGCTTTTAAAAAACCGGTTGTGCTTCAAGATGATGTACCCGAAGAAATCCGGGGCTGGGCTGAAAACATCGACCGGGAGGGCAGAAATATCAACGTATTTGCCAAGGACTTTTTCCTTGACGCTGTCCGGCGCGGTGTGTCGCATTTCATGGTTGACTTCCCACGGTCCAGGGCGCAGACCCGGGAAGAACAGCGGCGAAACGGAGAGCGGCCTTACTGGATTCACATGCCGGCCCGCGAGATTATCGGCTGGCAGGAAACGGTGGTTAACGGCCAGCGGGTGTTGACGCAGCTACGGCGATACCATAACGTCAAAAAACCTTCCGGGGAATGGGGTATGAAATCGGTGGACCGAGTGACAGTCTATTGGGTGGAAAACCCGGAAGCCGGCGATCAGGCTGCGGCCTATTACCGGGTATATGAGAAAAAAGAGTTTCAGGAGGGCGTATACACGAGAGAGGTTTGGGAGCTGGCTGTTGACCAGGATGGCAACGTCATTGAGGGGCCGCTCGGCATCTCATGTATTCCACTGGTGTCGCTGTACACGAACCGCACCGGGTTTATGCAAGGCAAGCCGCCGTTGATGGATTTGGCATACAAAAACGTGGAGCATTGGCAGTCTTCGAGCGATCAACGGTATATCCTGAAATGGGCGCGGTTTGCGATCCTGTATCTGATCGGAGTGGATGAAGAAGAGGGGGGCACGATCAAATATGGCCCGTCAACACCTATCACTATTTCAAGCCCTGATGCCAAAGTCGGTTTTGCAGAGCATTCGGGCAGCGCGATTGATTCGGGGTTTAAAGACCTTGAGACGCTTAAAGAAGAGATGGCCTATCTTGCCCTTGACCCCATGCTCAGAAAACCGGGTAACACTACGGCAACCGCGCGGGTGCTGGATGAGGCCGGGAGCAGCAGCCAGCTTGAAACATGGATAGATGAACTTAAAAACTCCATTGAAACCGGGTTGCGGTATTCTGCAGAGCGGAGCCGGGAGGCTTCCGGCGGGTCCGTCAAGGTTAATGAGGACTTTGCCATTGCGATATCGGACAATGATGCCAAGATGGTAATCGAGGCTTACAAAGACAAATTGATCCCCCGCAGGATTGCCCTTGAATCACTGGCCAGGATCGT